TTCTTGATAGGTAAATGACCTGTGACGAAGCACTTGAGCTGCAATTCCTCTAGTAGTATTCAACTCCAGGGTCATGTATGCTTGCTCGAAGATAGACCAGTGCTGATGCTTCACACAATACTTGAGCAGACCAGAGAACTTCTCATTCTCTTGGTTGTTAGGGTTTGACACACGGGCACAGTATGCCATGTGCTTCTCAGCATCAGGAGTTGCGCTGATTAGTTTTACGTTGTTCTCGTTCATCAAGTGTCTCGTTAATAATGTCTTTTAGTTCTTGTCTTTCTAAATCAGTAAAGACATTTCGTTTTGGTATTACCAATGGTGGATATGTTCTCTTTGATTTTGGTTTACCACTACCAGGAACACTCATCCCTTGTGTATCTATCTTATCCATCGTCGTCCTCAAAAACTTCGTCATAATCTAATATGTAGTTGGAAGCAGGATCATCGAAATTTTCTTGCTTGGTCGTGTATACATCCACATTAGAGTATACTTCAGACTCAAGAGCATCAACCAGCAGTTTTAGGTTTCTTACTATCAGTTTTAGTTTATCTCTTTCCATAAAAAATGGGAGGTTTCCCTCCCATCTTAACACTATTCAATTGATTTGGCAATCACTTGGTGTAAGTGCGTCCACGATAGCAGAAGGTCCCGTGAGACTCTTTGCTTTCTACACAACGTGTATCATACTCAACACCACGATATGAGGTGTGGGTGATCTGTGCGTTGTGAACAGCAGATGCTTTGTTGATCTGCTTCTTGATCATGTTAAGTGTGTTCATTGTAGGTACTCCTAAAGTAGTTGGATTTTTAGGTCCGTTCCTTTAGTCGTTTGCGTCCCATGGACATTCAGGAGTTGCCTCTTGAATGGTTTCAATAAGTTCAGTTCTAACTATAGAACTCATCTCCAGATTGTTTCGGATTTTGAGCATAATAGCATCAGCATCTTCGCAATGAAGAGTAGTGTATAGTAATAGATCAATCATGGGATGAACGGCTCCGTTCCGCGACTTACTTGCGTCCCACCCAAGAGTGGGATGAACGTCAGGTCTTATTATAGACCTCATGTCTTATTTAGTCAAGTGTCTTGGTATCAACACGAACATTTATTCTTTCTAAAGAAGCATACCTTTATCACTCATATACTTGAGAGTTTCTTTCAAGGTCCCACGGTGTTCGAGTCCAATTGCAATTTGAGGATACTCTGCATCAGCACCAAACTCAGCATGGAACTGACTACTAGTAAAGTCATCGTCTAAAACAAAGACTCTTACACTTATAGAATCATCAAACTGAACACTTTTAAGGAGACTTTCTGCCCTTTCACATTCTTGACTTCTGTTAGAATAAATTATTGGTTGCATTCTTTATCCTCCTTATATTCAATTACAATTCTTTTATATTCTTTACCAGAACTATCTTTAATGTAGAGTTTTTTAAGTTCCCCATTCAGGTCTTCAGCAATTTCGTGTAACTTACCCCAAGGTATTTCTTTTTCAGTCACGTTGCCTCCAGTCATCAGTTTTTTCGTGAGAAAACCATTCTGCAATATCGTCAGCACTACCGAACCCTGATGAATGATTAGATGGATCAGGGTCCCCAAGGTCCATCTGGTTCAGAAAATCATCGAAATCACCCTGTTTCATGTCTGGGTTTCTTGATTGTCTACGTGCTTTCCTTAGAATTGATGATGCACTTTGATTAGACTTTGCTAATTTGTTTGCCCAGATCATATCAGATAAAGATACTTCCTCGTTAAGAACTATCTTTTCGCAGATTGCTTCAAGTCGCAACCTATATTGGGTAGAAAGCATACGTGTTTACCTGCTAGTATATTTATTCTATTGCCTCTGAATCAATTCCATATTCATCAACTAGTTTGTCTATCTGAGTTTCTTGCCCAGATAGTTTTTCTAGTTCAAACATGGATGACTTTTGGTACTTCTTCAGTTTCTTATACTCTCTAATAATTTTTTGAACTTGCTTTCCGTTAATATTAAGGGTGAACTCTTTATCCTTTCCAGGTTTGGCAAACCCCTTGAAACCATCACTCATTTTCTTTTCTTTTCTTTCTTTGGTTTTTGTCCCCAAAGTTTAGGGTTGACTGTTCCATATCCAAAATCAATTCTTTTAACAGAATCTTTTCCATATCGATCATAATACATATCGAACATCTTTACTACTTTACCGCAACGGGTAAGATCCATATGCTCTACACCATCAACAACATACCAGATAAGTCTGGCATCTGTTGGAAATGTCTTATCGTTTGCTATCTCTATAGTTGTTTTTTCCAACAGGATTTGGCACTCATAATCAGATGGATTGATTTTGTTTTCCTCTGATCCATACTCTGCCATTTCTTTTTCCTGTTGTTCTACAGCAACACTACTCATGAACGTCCTCCCCAGTTGATGTCGGGATAAGCTTCTTTAATAACTTCGTATGTTAATTTATATTTAGTTTGTAATGCTTTGTCTTTTACAAGGCAAAGAATTGATGCCTCCTCGGGGTGTAGACCCTCAAGCATTTGGATAAACATAGTCTCTCTGCGGAGAGAAGTGAGGCTATCATTGCCACCCTTTACAAAGTTAAAGAGATGCTTATACTCTTTACGAAGTGATGTATGATCTGTTCCAACAGGAACTTCGTTTGCCTTGTAAGGAACCTCTCCAGCAGGAACTACAGAGATTACAGTGTCATCAAAGTTCCAGATGAGAAGACTCTTCAGTGCAGGATTACCATACTCCTGAAGAATCTCAACTTTTTTTACTTTGCTCCGCTGTTTACTAGCAAGATCAAGGATTTCATGAATGAATGGATTGGGTGGGAGTTTTGCTTTCTCCTTAGTTGTCGTCTTCTTCGTCGAGTTCGTCATAGCTATTTTCAAATCGTACTGCTAAAATTTCGTCAGGTAATACATTTCCGTTTTCATCAAACATCTCTGGATGAGTATAAACTGGTTGATTTACCCATGTATTCTCTCTTGCTAACCATCCTACCACACCTCCTACAAAAAAGAACATGATTGAAACAAGGGTTCCAATCGTAAGTGTTACTGCTAACATTTTTCTATACTCCAGAGATTATTTCTTTCTGATGTCCAGATAGAAGTTTAGATGGAATACAATCTCTCTTCGGAAGAGAGCAACCATCTTACCAAACTTTACCTGAAAAGTTTTTGGTTGTTCTGGTTTTGCCCTCCTATTTCGTAGAAGCAACTCTACCCCACGATTAATGTGGGTTTCGTGATTATTTAGTTTTCTTTCTTCGCCCAGGTCGTCGATCATAACTATACTTCTCTGCATCTTTTAAGATGCCATTTAAATAATCTTTTATTTTTCTGGCTTGAGGTTTAGGAATATGACCGTAACCTTCACGTAGTTGTTTATGTTGATTGTCTGCACCACCTTTAATGTATTCTTCTAAGTCAGTAACGATACAGTTGATTTCATTTATTGTACAACTATCATTGAAAGAATCTATTTCATGTTTTTTAATTTTACATTCTTTTAGATAGTCATAGAACTTTAAATTCATTTGTCCCTCAAAGGCATTATCGATAGCGTGTTCCACAAGATCGTAGATGTCGATGAGGTTTTGTTCCATTAGACCAACTTTTGTTCTCTTAGATACTTAACAGTTTCAGTACATCCACCGATGATTATATCATCTTTTATGACTCTTGGAAAGGTAGAACCTTGTCCAAACTTATCATAAAATTCTTCGCGAGTGTAATCCCTGTTAAGTTTATATATCACATGCTTGATTTCTGCAAGCTCTAATACCCGTTGAACTTTTGTACAAAAAGGACATCCGTCCTTTGAATATACTGTAAATGTCATTGTTGCACCTGTTTCCAATCGTTATCAAAAATTTCTAAACCTTTATCAGTAAGGATATGATCATACATTTGGTCAAACACTTTAGGTGGCATCGTACAAATCTGTGCCCCATTGTACCATGATCTGACAGCACGTTGCACACTGCGGATAGAAGCAGAAAGAATCTGAGTCCTGACTCCGTGGATGCGATACAGTTCAGAGATACTCCTGACAACCTCCAGACCTGCCACTGACTGGTCGTCTAAGCGTCCTACAAAGGGAGAAACATATGTTGCTCCTGCCTTCGCTGCTAGGACTGCCTGAGCAGCACAGAAGATTAGTGTGACGTTGACCTTAACATTCATGTCAGAGAGTTCTTTACAAACGCTCAGACCATCCCTAGTCATAGGGAGTTTGACAGTGCAGACATCACCAAACATATCAGAAAGTCTACGTCCTTCATGATACATCTGAGCTGCACTACCGACAACCTCCATACTGATATCACGAACACCAATATCTTTGATGTCCTGGTAAACATCCATGGGATTTCTACCACTCTTCATAATCAAAGTAGGGTTGGTAGTGACACCATCTACCAATCCAGTTTTAAAATATTCATTAATAACTTCTGTGTCCGCAGTGTCAAGAAAGATTTTCATATAGTTGTGCGTATATTTCATTATTCTACATGAAGATGTCCAATCATGCCAGCCCCCTGATGAGGACCACAGAAGAAATCATAGTCTCCTGCATCGGCAAAGAGAATATCTTGCGATTCGCCAGGAGTGAACATCAATGATTCCCTAGAAAGATCTGCTCTACCCTCAACAATAATATTATGTGGGGGCAACATTCCGTTTACGAAATGAACTGTTTCACCAGCAGTAATACTAATATTATCTGGATCGAATACAAGATTTCCATTGGAACCCATTGTTACTTCTACAGCATATGCAATCCCAGGTAAAAATATAATCATTGCCGAAAGTGTGGCAACGATAACTGCGCTAATAAACTTCATCATAGTTCATGCAACTACTCTATCTATTATATCATCAAATCTGTATACCTGCTTACGTCATGAAGTCATGACGTAAAAAAAGACCCCCCTCTTGAAGGGGGTCTGAAAGGGCAATCAGGACAACCAGCGCCGCAGCATCCTCTATTTGTCGTCATATAATTTCTCTAATTTTTCTCTAGACAAATCAACATACATCACCTCTTCACCTGCTTCAGGTGCTTCAGGATGTTTTTGTCGGACTGATTTGGGTTTCATATCAAGTGACATGATATTTGCCCACATCATTGCGAATGCAGCACCCCCAATGAGAGCAAAGCATACACCATAAACAAATACAACGTAATGATTCATGCTTCGCTCGCAGTTTGAATTGTTGCCATTGTGTCATGAAGTTCTCCAATATCACGGAGACCTTCGACACTGAACCAGGGGGCATTAGCCCAACTGAATCCTTCACCCATAGTGCTATCGGGTGCTGTGATGTACCAATGACACGCGGTATCTGGTACATCTACTGAACACTTAGACCAATCATCACTCCACTGAGGAACTTGCACCCACATTAGAGCAGCAAACATAATACTGTATAGTGCTTTAATCATTTGTGAGTCTCCGTTTTATGAGATGGTCTATTGAGAAATTACCAGGACCACTGA